GAACCTCTAAGAGATTGACCTATGGACATTGAGAACTTGAAAAGGGCCTCTGAGATCAAGGCCCAGATAGAGGTCCTGCAGGAGGCTTCCGATAACCTTGCATTTGGTTATGCACGGATATTCGTGTCCCGGGACTGGTCATGCGACGAAAAAACATGCGCCAGCATCACCGACAAGTCCATACTGAAAGACATCCGTCACCTGATCGACGAGCACATCAAGGCCCTCCTGGAGGAGGCGAAGACCCTTTGAGCCATGATAGTGACCCCTTTGACCCTCCCGTACCACCTTGCCTGCTGCCTGGTCGCCTACATCCGGCGCAGGCGGTTCGAGCGGTGGGTCATGCGGTGGAACCGCTACCGGGAGAGGAACAACGTCAAACGATTTCACGATTAACACACAACCATAGCAATGGACATCAGCAAAATGACACCAGCGGAACGGGCCTCCCTGAAGGCCCAGCTTGAGGCCCAGGAGGCGGCCGAGAAACAGAAGCGCCTCGACGACACGAATGCCTACAAGGAGCTGGTCTCCGGATTCTGCCACCGGACCAAGGACAAACTCCTCGCCCTGAGCGGCGTCATGCGCCGGCACAAGGATGAGGTGTTCGCCGAGGTGGAGGCAGTCATCAAACTGAAGGAGGCCCTCTACAACACGAAGGTGGACCGCCACAGCAACACCTTTACTGCTGACGGGATTACCGTCACCCTGGGCCGCCGGACCGTGGACGGATGGGATGACACCGTGGACGCGGGCATCGCCAAGGTGAAGGAGTTCCTTTCCACCCTGGCCAAGGACGACGACTCCGCGAAGCTCTACCAGGCGGTGATGCAGCTGCTCGCCAAGGACCGGAAGGGGAACCTGAAGGCGTCGGCGATGCTCCAGCTGGAGCGTTACGCCGCCGAGTGGAACCGTCCGCTCTTCTCCGAGGGCGTCGCCATCATCCGGGACGCCTACCGGCCGGTGGAGACCTGCGACTTCATCAGCGTCTCGTACAAGGATGAAGATGGCAAGACGCACGCCATCCCCCTGTCGCTGGCTGCAATGGAAAGGGAGGGCTGAACGATGACTCCAGACGAAATTGTCCGGCAGGCGGCCGAGAAAAGAATCGGCGACATGGCCGAAGCCCTCAGGCAGGAACTGGCTGAGAATGACGCCAAAAGGCCCGAAAGGCGTGTCCATACCGCCACCCTGGTCGTGACCGATGACGGACGGTTCCTCGCCATGAACGGGAGCGCCCACCAGATGAGCGACTGCTTCCGGCAGCTGTTCGAGCGCCGTCCGGAGCTCCGGGGCGTGGTGCAGCAGGTGCTGGAGGAAATGTACCGGATAGCGGACCGATGAACCGGGGGGCTTATGGACATCTGCGGGAACTGCGCAAACTATGCGAACACGAGGCTGAACGGCGTCATCTGCCTGAAGACGGGAAAGCCGGCAGGTTACCTGCAGCAGAAGCCGTGCTTTGAAGCGAAACCAACAACAGAAGAACCCATGACAAAGCAAGAGAACAACACACCGAAGGAGGAAACCTACACCCGGCGCCGCGGGCGCCAGAAGGAGCATCCGAATTACGTCGATCCGAAGACCGGCCTGACCATGAAGTGGTGCACCGGCTGCCACCAGTGGAAGCCCATCGAGGAGTTCCACGCCAACCGCACCCATTCGGACGGTCACTCCGTCGATTGCAAGGTGTGCCATAACGCCAAGAGCAATGAGAACCGGCAGCGTCGCCTCGCCGCGGCGACAGAGATCACCCGGGAGGTTGTAAAGGCCACGGCCGCCAAGCCGTCCCTCTCCCACTTCACTGACCGCGAGCTGGCGGACGAACTCCACGCCCGCGGCTGGGAGGGCACCCTGTCCAAGAACCTTCACGTTGCCTAGCGATGGGAAAGAGAAGGCGCGGGGCCAGTTACCGCAAGCGGGTCGCCGACATTAACCGGATTTACGGCGAGTATGTGAACTCGGGTCTCTCGAACAGGGAGATCTGGCTTCGATACATCTATCCGGTCTATGCGATCAGCGAGAGGACGTTCTACAACATCCTCAAGGCCCCCGCCCCTTCCCGCCGCGAGACGATTGACTATCCCAGACTTTTCGACGATGGCGACGATTAACACAAAGGAGATCAAGCGCCGGATCCTGACGGACGTCCGTGTGGAATCCGCCGAGCAGTTCGACCGGAACTTCGAGACGGAGACCTTCTTCGGCGAAGCCTGGCAGCGCAAGAAAAGCCCCGTGGGCGGCGATCACGTCCTGGTTCGCACCGGAGCCCTCCGGAGGAGCATATCGGCCCGTGTGGACGAAGACAGCATCACCTTCGAGACCACGCTGCCGTATGCGGCCATCCACAACGAGGGCGGCGAGATCAAGGTGACGGAGCGGATGAAGCGTTACTTCTGGGCGATGTACTACAAGGCCAACGGGGGCCTCGGCCGGCGGAAGGACGGGACGCTCCGGAAGGACAAGAGGAACGCCCGCCTCTCGACGGAGGCCGAGTTCTGGAAGCACCTCGCCCTGATGAAGGTCGGGGCCTCCATCAAGATCCCCCGCCGGCGGTTCATCGGGGTGCATCCCCAGCTGGAGACGGCCGTCACTTCCATCATCGAAAAGAGACTGGCAGAATACTTTGACAAATTCGAAATCATCAAGCAATGATCGCAGAACTGTACGACAAGATAACGACGGCCCTCCGGGAGACCGGGGCGGGCCTGATCCGGCACATCGACCTGTGGAACCAGAACGTGGAGTTCATCGACCAGGATGACCCTTGGGACCGTCCGGCGGTGTTTGTGGAATTCGGGGAGATCCGGTGGGATCCCCTCAAAGGGCCGGTGGGCGTCATGAGGGGGAAGGGCGAGGTGCTGCTGCACATAGTGACCGACTGGAAGGGCTCCGCCGCCGAGGGGAGCCCCGCCAGGGACGAGACGCTGGCCGACTATGAGCTGGCGAACCTGATCTATGAGAAGATGACGGGCCTGCAGGGCACGACCTTCCGGAACGTGAACCTTTCCCGGACCCTCATCAACCACAACCACCAGGAGATCCTGGAGAACATCGAGGTGTACAACGTGACTTATGAGAGGAAGCCATGAAGACATATATCACCATTTGTTTGGTGCTTTCCGCAGTCACCCTCATATTTGTGATTGTCACCCTGGTAGTCGTGCTTTCCATTAAATCAGAGTTAGCCACTAAAAAAGAATGGGAGGCGGCCATCAGGAGGGTCCGGGATTCTGATGATGATGGCAGGGAACTACGGGAGCGACTCCTGGAGACCTATCACAACCCGGCAGAAGCGGAGATGGCCTATGTGTACATTAAAGAGGGCAAGGTGGTCAGTGTCAAACCTGTTTCCGTCCAAGGTGATGGAAAACATGAATGATGGAGGGCCTATTCTCGGAGGATCCGCTGGTCTTTCCATTAACAAGCCTGTCCCTGTCTTCCGAATACCATCCCACATCGATATTCGTTGCGTCTTTGAGATAAACCGTGTAGCGGCAGGATTCCGTCTGGATGATGTGCGAAATGCAGTCGGCCGCAACAATGATTTTATGAGATGATACGTCCGGGTCGTGGAATTCAATAAAATGACTCATGCTGCTTGTGTTTACGTTTGGCGATGCAAATATAAGCAGAATCCGGTCACTCTTGCGAGCGGCCGGATTTTTTCGTAGAAAAGGGGTTGGATTAAAGAAAAATTGCTATATTTGCAGTGGAATGAATGCGGTTCCTCATAATGGGCTTCGGCCCTTCGGGGAGTTCTTTCATTCCTTTTTTATTTTATTCTCATCGTATAGACGGTTTTTTCGGGGAGGTCTTTCACCTTGCACTCCACTGTAACCCCGCCGATTGTTGCCTCGTATACAATGAAATAATAAGGATGATGTCTGCCCGGTTCCGTTCTCGTTCGTGTTGCTGTAGGCAACCAATCTACGAAACGTGTTGCAAGTTCCATCGTTTCCGCTAGGCGTTTGTTGCGGATGTTTTTCGCGAAAGTCTCATTGAAGAAAGGCTTGTTGACAATGAGTTGGTCACCATTGTTCTCAATAGATAGCCGCTTTGCCTTGCTCCCGTCCCGCAAAGTGACTTCCGGAAGATGCATGTCCGCCCATTGCTGGGCGGCCTGCCTTATTGACAGCCTTTCCTGCGTGGTCAGGGTGCCGACCGCCTCTTTTCTGGCCATTGCATGGATAAGAGAACATGCCTGACAGAGTTGGGTGGGGACGATGCCCGATGCCAATTCAAGTTTACGAGGACAGGTACTGCAGGCACTGATGGTGTACGGGTTGTAGTCCGGGAAGGTCTTGCCCTGCTTGCCGGAATTGAAGCGGAACATGCCCTTGGTGTCCTTTGCGAGGGCTTCCTGGCCTCTCCGGAGGGCTTCGGCGCGGTCGGTCAGGGGGTATTTGTCCTTGAGGACCTGGACGACCGTACAGCGGCAGTTCCAGCCGTTCGGCGGGTAGTATTCATCCCAGAAGGGATCCGACGGCGGCAGGGTGACGCCATGGAGGGCGGCGTGTTCCGGCCGGACCTTGTCATCGCCGGCCGTCCGGTACTGGAGGTTGTAGTCATCACCGTCCTTCTCGATGCCCTCCCACTTGGCGGCCATCTCGGCGGAAGCTTCCGCGTAGTTGTATTCCGCCCGGAGGTAGTGCCGGTTGTAGGTTTCGTCGATGGATTGAACGTCGTTCAAAAAGCGTTCAAACGGTTTCCTGTCGCCGTTTTCGTCCAGGAGGGAGGGGAAGGCCTCGTTCAGTTCGTGGAAGGTCTTCATCCCGGAGAAGATCCAGTCGGATTCCTGGAGCCGGGAGCGCATCCTGTCGGACATCTCCACCTGGGCGAAGCTGCTGTCCAGGACTGCGGCATGTTCGTCGATGAAGCCTGTGACGGCCGGGTCCTCCAGGATCTCCACCCGGAGCGAGGCGCCCTCCTCCCTGAAGAGGGCCTTCATCATGCCGTTGTACTTTTTCCTGAGCCGCGCCCTGGCATCCTCCGGGACGTCCTTCCCTTTGGCCAGGTCAAGATGGTCGCCGAGGATCCGGGCGTATCTCCTGTGCAGCCCCTCGTAGTCGGAGGGGCTCAGTCGAAAAAACCGGGCCGGGCATTCTGCCGGGCCGGGGGCTCCGGTTGGGTGAGCGGGTTCTGGCGGGGCTCCCCGACGGGGAGGCCGTACTTGTCGGCGAAGTAGCTGCCGTCCACCTCGTAGTGGTTCAGGATCATCTCCTCGAAGGCCTTCTGCTGTTCAGGCGTGTAGTCCACCGGGTCGTCCCAGTCGAAGTGGAGCCCCTTCACCGGGAAACCGTGCTTCACCATCTTCGGGATCAGCTGGTCGTTGACCATGTCCCGGACGGTGTCCGCAATTTCATAGATGAGGTTGTCCAGGACCTTGAGGTGGACCTGGCTCTGGGACAGGCTCGCCCCGTCCTCGATGGTCATCGTGACCTGCAGGACGAGTTTCGACAGTTCGGAGTTCGCCCGGTCCACGCGTTTATCATAGACGTTGAAGGCGTCACCGCGGGAGCTCTCCTTGAGTTCGATTTCCGACTCGGAAGGCAGGACCGCCCAGGCCTTGTAGCCCATTTTCTCCATCATGCTGCCCAGCTGGTCGATGTCTTTCTGGTCCCGGCTGGAGGTCTTGGCCACGCGGATGGGAAGTCCGAACATCTCGGCGAAGGCGTCCCAGAAGGCCAGGGCGTATTTCTTGGGGATGGTCTGGATGGCCGCCTTGAGATAGAGGCCCAGGTCATCCGTGGCTCCCACCTCGATGAGCCAGTCGGAGTAGGGCAGTTCCCTGTAAGCGACGCCACTCTCCCAGGTCCCGCCGGGGTTGGGCGTCACGCGTCCGTATTCCGGTACCACGTGCTTGCGCGGGATGAGTTCCACCCCGTCGAAGGTCATCAGACCATCCTCGCGTGTGGTGACGTCGCCAAGCTGGATGAGGGAGTGGCCCCAGTACCGGGCCTGGAGGGCGTAGCGGACCAGCTGCTTGAACCAGGACGTCTCGAAGTATTTCAGGGCGTCCGTATCGGGGTCTCCGTCCGGCCGGGTCAGCTTGAAGGACTTCCCCAGGATGAAGCCCTGCAGCTGCCCCACGCATCCGGACAGGTGCAGGTCCAGTTCCACGTCCCGGTAGATGTCATAGAGCCGCTGCCGGTTCGGCTGCTGCACGTTGATGGCGGCCTGCTGTGCGAGGCGCCACTCGGCGAGGTCCCGTTTGGCGAGGAAGTCGGTCTGGCGCTGCAGGTCGATGACCACCTTCCGGAACTTCTTCCGTCCCGCCTTGCTGGCGATGTCGATTTCCGTCCCGTCCTTGAGGCGGAGTGTCCGGGGCAGATCCGTCCCGGAAAGGAGTTCCATCCCGGCCGATGCGATATGGCCGGATACAAGTTTCCTGAATGAGTCGATGATGGGCATGGGGCAGGCGGTTTAATAACTGTTGTCGACACACGGCTGGGAGCCGTACCGGATGGAAGGGGCGGCACTGTTCCCCTGTTCGTCCAGGGCGAGCGGCAAGTCCGGGAGGACGGTGCCGTCCTGGACCTTCCGGAGCCATTCCAGCGCTTTCTCGTAGCGTTCCTTCCGGATGGCCATCCCCATCTGGTTGGGGAGGGAGGAGGCCATGTGATAGAGGGCGATGTCGCAAGCGTACATCAGCAGCTGGCGGTTCCTCGCGGGGCCTTCGGCCGCGAAGATCCTCGCGCAGTCGTACTTGGGGCGGAGGAAGCCGGATATCTCTTCGACGGCTTCCGCCTCGGCGTTCGCGCAGTTCTCCGGGTTCGCCTGGGCGACCACCTTCAGGGCAGGCTCTCCGATGACCACCCTGTAGTCATCCACTTCTATGAACATAACACACCGGGGGTATTGGATGGACGGGCAATGAATAGGGCGGTCTTCTCGATGTCCTGGATGGTGGTCCCTCTCTTGAAGCGTCCCCGCCTTACCAGATCTTTCAGGACCCGTTTGGGGGCCACCTTGAGTTTCCCGTTCATCATGAACACGAAAAAGGTCATATTGAAAAGGAGGGCCAGTTTCCTGGCCTCGCGGACCTTGGACTTGTAGCGCCAGGCCCAGATGCAGTCCTTGATGAGTTGGAGCATGTCAATATATGTTTTTGGCGGAGGGACGGTCGCCCATCCGCGGGGTGAACCTTGATTGCCGGCCCGTTTTCTGGAGATGCCAGATGGCTCCCTCGTCGGCGTCGGGGGCGTCGTCATGGGCGGTGCTGCCCTTTTCCAGGGCGAGGGTCTGGTCGATGCCGTTCTGCATGTCCGGGGTATCCTTCAGGTCCTCGTTGTAGAAGACGAAGCCGCGCTCCCAGAGCGGGGAGATGTCCGTGATGCGCTGGAGCTTGTCCGGCTTCTTGCGGTAGTCGCCGGAAATGGGCAGCTGATACCCGCGCCGCTCGCCCTCGGCCTCGAACTCATCCAGGATCATGTCCTGGAGGAAGACGGCCTCCATGTAGAACCGGACGGTCACGTCCTCCGGAAGGCTCTCGTACAGGTCATAGAGCCAGCGGACCATCTCCCCGGTGGTCGCCTGGCGGACGAACGTCCGGATAAGGTGCAGCTCCGATCCTTTCTTCCCCCACATCCGGCAGGCCTTGTAGTCGTTGGACGTCTTGGGCTTCCAGGACGGGTCCGTATAGCAGACGATGGCGTCGTATTTATTGAGCGGGAGGCATTTCTTGTAGCGGATCCATTCGTTCCGGAAGATGGAGCCCTCCGTGATGGGGTTGTGCATCATCTCCTTCTGGAAGGAGCGGTACCCGGCGAAATCCGCATAGGCCTGCACCTCCTCCCGGGTCCACTTCTCCTTCCAGGTGGGGTTCCCGTCCTTGTCGACGGCATAGACCGTGGACACGAAGACGCCCTTCTTCGCGGCGATGTTGGCGAGGACGGAGGTCTTGGAGATCAGGTTTCCCACCATGATGAACCGGCCGCGGCCGACGTCCAGGGAGCCGAAGAGGGCGTCCGTTACCCAGTCTGTCATCTCCCTCACCCGGGAGGGGTTCCGGCACAGCTCGTCGTCGTCCAGGTCGTCGATGACGATGTAGTCGGGGCGCGACTCCCGGTTCCGAAGGCCGCGCGGGGACTGCCCGCGGCCGCAGGCGAGGAAATGGATCCCGCTTTCGGTGGTGAACTCGCCCTCGGTCCAGTCGCCCAGGGACTTCTGCGCCCCGAAGTCGGCGATGAGCCGCTGGTTGAACTCCAGTTCGGCCTGGATGTCGGACAGGAGCCGGTCGGCCGCGTCCTCGGACTTGCCCACCACGACCATGAAGTGGATCAGGGCCTTGGTCTGGAACATGAGCCAGAGGGGGACGAAGATGTCCATGTGGGTGGACTTCGCGTGCCCGCGGGGCCATTTGAACACGGCCTTGAGGTTGGGGGTTTCCCTGATCTTGCGGGCGGCCTCGTTGTGGAACGGGGCGTTGTGGATTACGCGGACCACCTCGCCGGTGGTCTTGTCCTTCAGTGACAGGAAATGCGGGAAGTAATACTCGCAGAAGGCGGCGTAGTTCTTCCGGAGGCGGGCGATCCGCCGGTCCTTCTCCACATTGGATTCCTTCGCGAGGACGGTCGTATCGGTGAACGACTGGACCCGCTTGCAGTGCTCCCGCCACTGTTCGTAGGCGTTCTTTATTTCTGCCTGCGTAGCCATCCCTTACTTGCCGCCGCCCATCTGTTCGATGATGTACTTGTCCTGGTACCGGTTGATGGCCTTGATGAGTTCCGGGGTGACTTCCGGATCGGTCAGGGAGCGGTACTCGAGCCACTTGGAGAAGGCCATGAACACTTCGATGGCGTCCACGACGTTGGCCTTCTTGTCGAGTTTCTCGATGACGGAAGAGAGCTTCGCGAGCTTGTCGCCGAGCCCGGCGATGAGGGAGGGATCCTCGGATGCATTCACCTGGTCGATGAGGGTGTTGATCGTGGCGAGGAGTTTGTTCACGAGCTCCGGACGGGTGATGTTCCTTGCCGCACGGGCCTCCTTCCATCCGTCGGCCGCGCACCACCGGGATATCGTCTGCCGCGTCACCTCCAGCTTGTCGGCGATGTCGTTCATCTCCAGCCCGGAGAGATACAGCTGCCGGGCGAGGGATTTCTTGTTTTCTGTTTCCTTCTTTGTCATGATCATGCGTATTGTCAGGTACAAAAATGCCCACAGTCCGGCGCATCCGCAAAAAAGTGTGCAATGGTTGCATAGAAGTGTGCAATGATTGCATACAAGTGTGCAACGGTTGCACACTTTTTTTGACATCTCTTTTCCTGTTTCTATACTTGCATCGACAAGCACAAAAACGGACAGAATGGGAAAGAGAGTACGCATCTCCAATGAGAGCCTGAACAGCTACGGCACCAGGATCATGACGGCGGGACTGGATATCACCCAGTACCAGCGGAACCCTGTCCTCCTCTACATGCACCAGAGGGGGACGGTGATCGGCTTCGCGAAGGATATCCGGAAGGAGGACGGCGAGGTGACCGGGGAACTGGCCTTCGACGAAGCCTCCCCGGAGAGCATCCGCGTGAAGAAGCAGTTCGAGTTCGGCAGCCTGAAGATGGTCAGCGCCGGCATCGACATCCTGGAACTGTCCGAGGATCCCTCGTTCCTGGTGCAGGGTCAGACCCGGCCGACCGTCACACGGAGCAAGCTCGTGGAGGTGTCGGTGGTGGACATCGGCAGCAACGACGACGCCCTGGTCCTCTCGAAGGACGGCGCCCGGCTGGAGCTTGGAAAGGACGGGACCAGCCCGCTTCCCCTGATCGGCAACAAACCCCATAAACAAGAACAGCATATGGAATTAACCCAACTGGCCCTCGAACTGGGCCTCCCCGCCACGGCCACCGAGGCCGAAGTCAAGGCGAAGATCGCGGAACTGAAGGCCGCGAAGCAGGAGGCGGACGACCTCCGCAAGGAAAAGGAGCAGCTGACCCTGTCCGCCATCACCCAGGCGGTGGAAGCCGGCATCACCCAGAAGCGCATCCCGGCCGACAGGAAGGACCACTTCATCACCCTGGGCAAGACCGCCGGCCTGGAAGCCCTCAGGACCACCATCGCCGCGATGAGCCCGGCCCAGAAGGTGACCGCCGTCCTGAACCGCGGCGCCGCCGTGGAGACGCCCGGTACCTACAAGAAACTCAGCGAGGTCCCGGCCGACCTGCTGGAGGCCATGCGCGAGAACGACCGCGAGACCTACATCGCCCTGTTCAAGGCCGAGTATGGCTTCGCCCCGGAATTCAAGAACAACGAGTAACCCTACCAACTGTATGAAAAAGTTTATCTCCTTCGTCATTGCGCTTGCTTTCAACGCGATCGTGGGCGCGTCCATCGCCCTGGCGGCCGGTGTGAACCCCGCCGTGGGCGTCGTAGGGGCCGAGGCCCTTGCCTCCGTCCCCGGTTTCTTCTCCGAGGCTCCGGCCTCCGGCATCCTCCGCGTGGGCATCTTCCGCGAACTGTGGACCGGCGAGATGGTCAAGGCCCTCCGCGGCGGTCTCGAACACACCTGGCTCGACGGCATCCCGGATTATTCCGCCGCCGTGAAGCAAGACGTTATCCATATGGTGGACGTCGCGGGCGAACCGGACGTCCTGGTGAACAATACCAATTACCCCATCGCCGTTCAGACGCTGACGGACCAGGACATCTCCATCTCCCTTGACAAGTTCCAGACGAAGGCCACCCCGATTACCGATGACGAGCTGCATGCGCTGTCATATGACAAGATGTCGCGCGTGATC